TTGCGCGCTTTGAGCATCTCGGTGTCGGGTAGCAGGCCCGCCTTCAGGTCGTTGGCCCTCACGAAATCGCGCCACGCCACCACATCGAATCCGCCCCCCTCCCTCTCCTTCGGACAATCGGATCGCTTGCGCCACGCGTAAAGGGTCTGTCGGCTCACCCCCAAGACCCTTGCCAAATCCGAAACATCCTTGGCGTGGGTGACCGAATCGCCTTCGGAACCCGCCCGAGCCTTGAGGAGACCGAACTCGGTCGCGTTGAGGGTCTTGCCTTGAGAAACCTTTTTGACGACATTCTTCCAGTTGGCGTCCAAAACTCGGGAGGCCATGTCAGGCGTAATGGTTGATTCACTCATGCAAACAGGCCGAGTGTCAACTCGTGTCAAGACTTGACACTTTTTTACGGAGATTCAAACGGGGAGAAAACGGGCGGTTTCCAGAGGTAAAAAATGATTTTTTAGAGGAGGCCGATGGGCCAAAAAAGTGTAAAGTTGAAAAATGAAGCTCTCATTCAAACCGAGCGCGAGGCGCATCAACCCCGCCTAAGTCCTTCTCTATTAAAAGATTCCTTAAGCAATGCCATCGCCCAATCCTTTCCATACACCGGGCACGGTGTCAATTTGCGCACACGATTAGACAATATTTTTTTATGCGGCGTGCTCGGCTAGCTTGAGTTTTTGAAGCAATGATTGGGGTAAAACTGCTGTTTTTTCGGGATGTTTTTGTGTGTCTCATGACCACGATAAAATAATCTACTCCGTAGGTTCGACTCTTCATGAATTGATATTCCTTGTGTGTTAGAATAATGGTTGCCTCATCTGACGATTTAATTTCAACACATGCATCTGCACTATCCACTTCAGCATCAAAATCATAATGAGAACCTGCAGGTGTTTTGACGGGGTTCGTAAATGTCACACGTTTGTTTTCGCCGGAATATTGAGCAGTTAACCCTGCAGCGGTTTTTGCTTTATCATTAAAAAACCGTTCCGCAGCATTTCCTATTTTTGGTGTTGCCATGCAAACAATTTACTTGGAGTTATTTTGGGTGCAAGTCGATAATCTTCGGAGCAAATCACGACACTCCTTGAGAAGGTCGACGATTTCTCGGTGGCGGTTCCGGCGCGATTCCCAAATATTAAATCCGATATACACGCTGCCAAAACAGAGCGTTGCAATTCCAACGATGGACAACAGGCTGATGATAATTTCCTTCATAAAATTCCTTCCGATTAGAGTTGATTGTAGATTTCGACGACAAGTCCGAGATCCCGCTTGAGCTTGGCTTTGCGATCTTCATCCCAACCTTCCACAGGGTCGCGGTCAATGAGTTTGCGCCACCACTGGCAAATGCGAAGAATGAAAGCCATGTAGGTCATTTGGCTTTTGTCAGCAGGGTCTTCTTCTAATTCTTCGAGGGTGGCGACACGCCCGAAGTTCAGAGACTTGCGGAGGCGTCTCACGCTCATGTTGTGTTCCACGGCGAGGTCGAGCCACTTCTTCTGCTCCTCGGGAGTTTTGATTTTAGCGACGACCGCATGATGCGAGAAATCCAAATTTTGTTGACGTAAACAAAATTGAACCCTTTTGGCTGTGTAAGCGTAGTGCGCCAGCGTGTAATAATCCAGCCCCGTCAACTCCATCGCGTCCCGATACAGGTCGCCCCAATTCTTCTCCCCGTGGTTGATCCAGTCGCCGATCATGAAGCCGATGCTTTTGCCGACACGGGCGAGTTTCACGCCCAAGTCATCCCACTCTTTTCGGCTCAGTTCGCCCGTGAACTCGATCCCTTGTTCGGTGATCGAAAACTTATTGCCGCTGATGCTCAACTCGTTCATGCCTTCTCCTGATTTGTTTTTGCGTCCTGCTATATTTTTCTCGGGCCGAACCCGCTTTCATCGAGCGGGACGGCACGAGGTTCAACTTGGTAGTGATGTCAACGCATCGCTTGGATACGGCCGCCCGGCTCAATCCGTGCCGTTTGGCAATTTCAGACAGGCTTTCGCCCTGCAGGACATTCAGACCGCAAGCAGCGGCCAAACATTCCAGCGTCAGCCGGGTATTCTTTTGCGTAAGCATTTCCGCGATCAGGCGGCGAAGAACATCCTGAACTTCCTCGCCGGATGCCGGTTGCATACTAATTTCTTTCGGCTCAATCTGGTCGATAGGATGGTTTTCCTCCGAAGCCAGCGGGGAATCAGCCCAGTCCTGCTCGCCTTTTCCGGAACCTTTCGACGGAAGCATGGGCTTGAGAAGCCCCTCTTTCTCCATGCGTTTGCGTTCCTCGGGCGATAGGTCGGCAATCCACTTCTTGACCTCGGGAGACTCGAAAACGTCCCGGTATTGCTGATCCATGACGGATTGTTTGACGGAATAGTCATCAGACATGGCGAACCTCACGGATTTGATGCAAAGATATGTCGTGACACTTCAGAAGCGAAATCGGAAGTGTCACAGCAAGTGTCACACCGATTTTACCTATGACAAATGACACTATGACACTTATGACACTATATTTGAGAGTATAGTGTTTTAGAAAATAAAAACAATTATTGTATAAATAATCTGTTTTTTCAAAAACATCTGTCATGTGACACAAAATCTTCATAACCACCTTTATTAAAGCATGTTCCTTCAATGACACTTCCCTTTCAAGTGACACTTCTAAGTGTCATTTGCCTTGTTTTTGCTTTCACAATCCTCCGCGTGGCTTCAATTCTTGATTCCCAATCTGGTAATAGCTGTTCATCTGGCAACAGTATCCCCACAAATTCGGGGTGCTCTGACTCGATCAAAAGCGTGGGGCGGCCGTTTTCTAAAATGATTGGGGCAATCCAATGCTCTCCTGATCCATCCTCGTAAGAAGCGAGAGCCAGGACAGGTTCTAAAAAAGGACAGCTATCTCCATCGACAAACACAGCCCGAGCTGCATTTATAGGAATCCTTGTTTTGATTTTGTTCATAGTTTTCCCTCCAAGGTAAATTTTTAAAATGGACAATCGGCGGTGCCGTGCGCTGGTGTCGGCGTTTTTTCCAAGCACCAAAGCCTCGACAACCCATTTCTCGGTAATCGGCTCAGCCCCGGATATTGCTGCGATTCAAGTTTCCCCAACAGACGGCCTAAGGCATCCACGGTGTATGACTCCACCAACGGGCGAATTGCGTCGTCGGTAAGCATAGCCTGTTTTAATTCCGTAGCGTTACCCTGCCAGTCATTACCCTGCCCACTGTTGCTGAAATAGGATCGTCGGAACACCTCGATAAGCTCGGCAAACCCCGCCGTGCGGCTGGACTGGCGCGCCTCCTCAATCAAATCATCTTGGTGATAGCATTTCACCCCGAAGCGGTTGTCGCCCCTGCAATGTTCGGGTATTTGGTAATCGAGCAGAAACCGCGCAAAGAACGGCAGTTCATTTTTTAGGGCATCGGCGGCGCCTGAAAAATTCCTTCGGGCAGTCCGTATTTTGAACAGGTTGATTTTATCTAGGAGCGACATATCCGTATCGGGCAGGATGCGTATGGACTCGGGGTCGGCGTTGCAGGTGACGATCACCCGTCCGGACCATGGGAGCATGAGCTGGTCGCGGAATTTGGGGTGGTATTGGAAGCTGTAATTGGCGGGGATTTTTTTGAGCATCGCGCTGTAAAGCTGCTGCTTTTTCGGGTCGCTGGAGGGAACCGTGTCGTCCACGCACCAGAGCCCGACTTCAAAAAGCTCCTTGTTAAAACGCGACTCCCCGAGCAGGTAATCGCTCGCGTCCATGTGCCCCCCGAACAGGCCGCCGCAAACGCCGTTTGAGAAAAAGGTTTTGCCCTGATCCACATCGCCCGCGACGAAACTGACCTGCCCGTTGCGCGGTTTGCCCCGATACGCCTGCTGGTAAGCGTAGGCGAGCCATGAAAGCATGAAATCGAGCTGTTCGGGCGGGTCAAAGAACCCGTCCAAAAACTGTGCGAGCCACGGGAAGTTTTGGCCCCACGCCTGCGGTTCCTCTGCGGGGGGTAAAAGGCGGGATCGGGCGATATTGAGATAGTGCTTGCCGTTGCATTGCACGACCTGTTCTTTGATATAAACAAAGGGAGCCGCGCCATCGATGGCCTTGGCCTGATGGATTTGGTTGAGCACCCTGTCTAGGGGAGAAGCGTTGTCGCCGCGCCTGCGCTCATCGGAAATGCCGTGCGCCACGCGCAGGAAAAGGCCGAGGTCCGGCTTTTTGAAAAGCCGCCACACGCCGTCCACCTCACGCCAGTAATCGCGCCCGTCAAACCACACCCTGGCGATGGCGGCACCCGTGGTGTTGGCGCGGTAGTCCTCGACAAAACGGCGGCCTAGAATTTCAGACCATGTCACGAAGGGTTTTGGTCCCGTGAAACATTGCATTCCGCTGGAACGGACGATGGCGGACGTGGGGTTGCTGGCGGCATCATCCCAGAACCGGACACCGCGCGCTCCTTCCTCAAAAGGGCCGCGCCAGCGTCCGGGGAATCTCCTTTCGACTTCCTCAGCAATTTTGGAGATCGGGATGGCATCGCCGTAAACCGTCCAGTCAGCTTTGCTTGAAACCGCCAAAAGCCATGCGTGGAGAATATCCTCCGAAAGCGGAGTTGGATGCAGGAGAGTCCAGTCGTGGCCGCATTGAAAATATTGCCCTGTTCTAAAGAGGGCTTCTTCGTCCAAGCCGGGAAAGAGTTTTTTCAAGCAAAGCTCTTTTTTGAGTTTGGCCAAAAATGACTCAGTCACCTTTTTTGAAAAAACCGGGATCGGGCGACGAAAGAGCCAGACCAGACGGACTCCTTTGGAAAAAGTTTCGCAGATGTAGTTGGGAGGGAAGTCGGGCGAAATCCTGCTCAGGAACGCGTCCCGCTCGCCCGGTCGAACCACGGCATCGTAATCGGCCACCAGCGCATGCATAAAAACGGGCGGGTTATTTTCCGAAACGCGCATGGCGGCGTTGGCCCCTTCAAACCCAGAATAAAAAAGGTGCTTGGTGGCGGGGTTGGCGCACCACTGCCTAAACGCCTCCTTGTCGATGCCGCAGGGCCTGGTGCCGTTGCGATAGTCCCAAGGCTTGGATTGGAAGACCTGGCTTGAGGTGAGGTTTTCCAGACAAAACAAGGGGGCGGAATTCGATTCGGTTAAAAAGCTCATTTTTTATAGACTCCTGATTCGACGGATTCTGCCGCCAGCGGACAGCCGGGCAACCAGTCGGGGTTAATTGTAAGTATCCGCCCGATTTCACTAGGGTCGGTGTCAACGGGCACCTCGCACACCGCTTCGTCGTGGATGTGAAAAGCGACATCAATCCCCGCGTCGGCCAACCGCAGAAGGCCTTCGGCAAACACTTCGCGGGCGACGGCTTGGACGAGGTTTTCGGTAAGTTTCCCTCCGTAAATGCGGACACGGCGACCGCCGCGCTCGGTCTGCGCTGTCCAGCCGCCCGTAGAAGAAACATTGAAATAGGAAAGCGCGCGCCCCGAGGGCAGTTCGATTTCAAAGGTGCTTCCATTTGACCGTTTGAAATCGGCATCGAGCCGGTTCCAGAGCGCGACAATTTTCCTGTTGGACTGGCGGAAGGCGGTGACGGTCGCTTTGGCCTCCTGCAGGGAGAGATCGATCCCGCCCATGTTTTTGGCGACGACGACAAATTTGTCTGGCCCACAGCCGTAGCCCAATCCGAGCACCCGAGCCTTGGCCAGAGCATAGAGGCCAGGATTTTCCTTTTTAAGGTTGCCGCCTTTCCATCCCATGGTGTTTCGGGCGTGCGCTTCGTAGAGGGGGATGCCCGCAGAAATTTGATCGAGCAAAGTAGCGTCGTCGCAGAGCCACGCCAAAATCCGTGGCTCGATCTGGGAAAGGTCGCAGATGACAAACTTGCAACCTGGACGCGGGACGATGCAGGCGCGAAGATCGACACCGAACATTTCTTCCCTCGGCAGATTTTGGATGTTGAAGCCGCTACTGCCGCTCCATCGTCCCGTGTGCGAGCCGAAATATTTGAGTTCGTAGCCCATGCAACGATCCGTCGGGCGTGTGCGGGAACGCATGGTTTTTAGTTTTTCGAGAAGTGCGTTTGCCTTGCGGTAGGTTCTCATGGCGCTCACCCACGGATACTGGGATCCGTGACGGTTTTCCCACTCCTCGCATTCTGGGGAATCTTCGGCGAGAGAGGACGGCGGCTCGATGCCTGCTTTGCGGCATTCTTCGCCCAGAAGTTTTGGGGAGAGGATCGCGACATCGTCGCCGCCCGCCCACGGAATTTGCGCGACCGCTTCAAACATGACGCGATTGAGAGCGACAATACCCTCTTCGACACGCTTGGTATCGATACGGACACCCTTCCACCCAAAGACCATCGTGAGCCGTGCCAGTTCCCTCTCGTGGAGAGGCCAGCGGGCGTGGTTTCTTTCCCAAATATCGTGGCAGGCTCGGGCATCGCGCAGGGCGTATTGACGCAATTCGGATTCGCGCCCTTCGGCCACGGCATCGGCCCATTGTTTGCCCCTCATCCATTTTCGTAAATCCTTGGACACATCCATGCCGAGCAATTGCGCGGCGGCGTGAGCGAGAGCGCGCGGCGCGCCCAAGTAACAGGAAAGGTTGGCGGTGCAGTGCCAGTGCCGGAATCCGACATCGGGCGGGATCACTCCGATACGGGTCAGGTGAACAAAAATAAAAGCGTCAAAGGATGCGTTGTGGCTGACCAGCTCCTTCCCGTGCAATCTGCGCCAGTCAAAATCCTTCGGGTGCCCGACAAACTCGATGCCTTCTCCGAAAACGGCTACCAAGTAGGCGTCGAATCGCGTGTCGGTCACATACCGCCAGATTCCCATGTCGGAAACCGAGTAGTCGGAAGAATAAAAGGTTTCAAAATCAACGGCGACGGCCATGGCGACCTCCTTTCTTTGAATCCTCCAGCAGCAAACGGACGGATGCGCTGATCTTTTCTTCCAAGGCAAGTTGCTTTCGCAGCAACTGAAAATGTAAGGCGGCCACAGCCCACTGCTTGAGGGCAACGGCTTCTTTCAGGCTCTTGGCGTTCTCAAGGGTGGATTGCGCAAGCATCGCCCCTTTTGCGGACAAGAGAAGGAGATCGCTGCGAGCCGAGGATGTGACTCCGGGCAAAAGTTTGAACAGGGCAAAGCGGACTCGCCACTTGACCAGGCTTCGCCACGCCGAGCCGACAAGCTGTGCCAGCAGGCGGGCGTAGCGCGTTTGTGTCGTCGTATTCATTCTGCCTCGCATATGCGAAAACGGGTGGTGCATTTTTAAATAAATCGCTGGGGTCGGGTGGGACGACCCCGGCGACTTACCGGGCATCAACCCGCCAGCGACGCGGCGAACCCCGCAAAACTCGGTGAGTTTTTTGCCTCGTGTCGCAGGACTGGCACATGGACGAAGTTCATGCCTAACTTTTCGCGGCGGGACATGAGAGACCAGCTTCCCGTGTGCAGGCCGTCCTTGAGCGCGAACTTGCTCGCCGTGATCAGCGTCTTCCCCGCACGGGTGAAAGCCGTGGAGCGCAGAGACCAAAGCGCCATCCCATAGGCGGTTCCCTCAAACTCGTAGGGGAACAGGGCGTTTTCTGCTTCGGTGGCTTTAATCAAAACCAAGGCGTGCAGGACGGGCGAAAAAGGCGGCCTCTGGTTGTCTCTCCAGTCGATCCAGCCGCCCGCAGAGCGCACTTCCTCAACCGTATCGAATACGCGCGGCATTTCCTCGCCGCCGTATTCGGTGTTCTCGGCATACTGCTTCTTGATCCGCAGCACCGTCAGAGAAATCGGAGTTGCGCCGCCGCTGAGAACCAGCTCCTTATTGTAGACGATGCTTCCCGGCTCGAACTTTTCTGATAGCGGCCCGACGGCTTGGACGAGGTTTAGCTTGGGGATGATGAAGTCATCCGTCAAAAACTCGCCGTCAACCGCTTTGGCGGGAAAACCCAACGCCCCTCTTCCCTCCGCGTCCGTGGGGGGAGCAAGATCCACGCCCGGGTTTTCCTTGAACGGTTCAACTTCGGCTTCCGCATGCGCCGTGGCAGGCGCGTTTTTCTTAAACGATGTTTTCATTTTTATTCTCCTATTTTTTGGTTTTGGCGAGGTAGATGGATTCTTTTCCCGTCTCGACAACGCCGAGATCGGCCAGGGCCTCGCATAGCTCCTGTTTCGCCTTCGCCTTGCCCCCTCGGGGCGCAGCTTGGGCAAAGGTTTCTTCCAGCTTGGAAAGTGAGACATCGCAACAGGCGATGAACTGCTCCGAGGAGAGCTTTTCCCGAACCGCGAGCCACGCCGCCATCGGGTCGGCGATGCGCCGGGTTCCCGCCCGGGACCGCATCTCGTAACCGGGGATTTCTTGCCCGCCGAGGCGCATCTGCAAAGCGTGGTGCTTCACCGAGTCGCACCATTTTTCCATCACCCGCGACACATTCAGCGCGCGGGACATGGTGGCCGGGTCGATGATCCGGGAGGGGTGAAACTCCTCGGGAAGTTTTAATTCCTCGTCGTATCCGTTGGCGATTTGGAGCGCGTGACTGTGCAGCGCGCCGCATACGCCCTGCCGGGCGCAGTAGAGGCAGGATTCGGTCGGGCATACCTGCGGAGACGCTTCCTCGCACCGGGCGATGATGGTTGAAATGCGGAGCCGCAGCCGCCCCATGTCCGAGCGCGAATAGGAGTGTCGTGAGACCTC